GGGTATCTACCGTGACGTAGATCAAGCATATCAAGGACAGCCTTAGAATGCTCTTTAGTCTCGTTTAGCCATACCCATGTTGTCTGTATACCCCTAGCCTTCTTAACGTGTTCGGGGCGATCAAAGGCAATAAAGATAACATCACACTCAACTCGCGTTCCATCATCTAATCTAAAGCGTATAAAGTGCGTAGGCGGTTCCTTGTTGCCTTGTTTAAAGTCTCCTAGCTCTCCGTGGATTTCTAACCAGTCTTTAATTGTAGTAGAGAACAGCTCTGAGTAGGTGTTACGTGCGGCAATGATACGAGATAGGCGCACATTGTAGTTCTTGTGTGACTTATCCTTGACGGGTTCCTGCTCACACATAAGATCCATACATTTAACGATACATTCGACTGTTTTACCTGAACCTAGCGGCCCCATAATAAAGGAGTTTCTAGCGCGGCAATCATTAAAATCTTGAAGCACTTGGCCTTGCGGCATTAAGTTGTATTCAATGTGGCTCATTTTTTGCCAAATATCCTATCGTAGTTATCTCTGTAGGCTTGTCTTGATTCTGCTGTGGTCTTTCTAGCATGACTACCTTTACCGCCAGTTAGTTGGTAGATAAGCTCTCTCATGGCTATAGGGTCGCGGTCAACAAAGGCAGATATAAAGGCATCTACTATCTCTGTTTCGATATCGTCTAGGTCGTAGTTTTCAAACATACCGTTTCCTGTGTTTTGAAGTTTAAAAGTTGCATTAAAACTTCTGCTTCCACTATAAAATCAGCGTTTTGATAATGAGTTTTAAAATAATTTTCAGCTTCTTTTTGTGTTTTAAAGAAAGCCACACACTCGCCCATAATTTCAAGCACAAAGTTGTCTTTATGGCAGTCTAATCCTTTAACCCACAAAGAGAAAGGATGTGTACCGCTCAAATCTTTTAGCACTTGTGCTGGAGGTGTAGGAGTTAAACTAGGCAATACATCTAAATACATAATCATAAAATCATTCCCTTAAAGGTACATCATAGTACCAAGTTAAGAAGTAATCAAGTATAATAGAGGTGTATGTGGGCTAGAGGCTAGTGAACAATAAAACACTAGAGCCGTGGTTGCCCCTCCAGACATAGCCTCCTTAGATCAGTCAGCACTGAATAAGGAATAGATTAGAGATTCGATACACATACAAAAATGCTGGTGAGTCACTATCATAGTCCTCATTTCTTAAATTAACACCCCCAGTGTTAAAGGGTTAATACAACTTAAAGAAAGTCTAAGTACAACTTAGTTACTTTACTCTAATCTGCGCTAACCCTTACGCTTCCTGCTTCTTAGCTTAACGACTACCACTTAATGTAGTTTTTATTACTACTTAATGTAGTTTGTTAAGACCCCTTTTTTTTGGCAATTTTTTTTTGAGTGAGTGATATATATACACACATCACGCCACTTCGGAAGGGGGGGGGTCATTGCTCGGTGTCAATGTCTTTACTTCCATCGTATCGCTTCCTTTGAATGGAAACTGTCAGGCCTTGGTCGTCTGATGATACTTCAACTGCCTTGAGTGTTGGTTCGAAAAAACGAGAGACCTTATCTAAGCTATCATGTAGTAGCTTGAGATCGTGGATATCATTAGTATCCTCTGCTATGGACTTCATCTTGATAGTTGCCGCTACCTGCTCCATTACAGGATCGTAGTCAGGATACTTCTCCCTTAATCGCTCAATCAACAATCTCTTCAACGGTTTGTTTCCGCTACCCTTTGGTCTACCCATATTTATTCCTCAAACATTTGATTCTATTAAATTAAATACTGTTACTTTTGGTAACACTTTCCGTTACTAATGGTAACACTTTTACTCTTTTTTATCTACCTTGTGTAGTGTGTCGTGATTAGATAAGTGTGTGTCGTAATCAGATAAGCGTCATTGCTTACTGTCAATATAATAGAAACCTCACAAACAGAGGATAATGCAATGACTAAACATACTTACTACATAGTGGACGCTGACGGCTATATTTTGCTTACAGTTGAATCTCAATACACCAACCGCGATTTTGATGCAGAGGCTAAGATTTCAATTAGTCCATTGCTGCCAGTAATCGCTAATCAATACGGCTTAGACGCTGTTTATTACACTAACAGAGGATAATACAATGAATACATTTTGTTCTTTTTACTACGTAGAATTTGAGGACGGTAGCTTTTGCGATATCCAGACATACGAGCCTTCATGTCCTTATGCGCTTAATTGTGGAGTGGGCGTAGAAGTGGTAACAAGCTATTCGCCGTGGAGAACCGAACGTCAGTTTATAGATAAGCCGATCTTATCTTTAACTTTACTGCCGGATAACTTCCGCGATCAGTATGTATGTGAGTAATTTCATCGAGCGCATTTAAATAACAGAGGATAATACAATGACAGCCGATCAATCAAATTTAAAGCTTGCCTTTATTGGGAATTCTAATTGGGATATATGGGTAAATAAAAGAGGTTTTTTGTGGTCTATACCGAAAGCAGGAATAGCAGGCTGTTCTACTTCGTTTTTTGGCGATAAAAGGCACATAAAACAATTAATAAGTAACGGCTATTTTGATGAAACGCCGACTGAAGTAGGGCTGGAATTAATAGCAGGAATCAAATCATTCATATAAAGAAATGGAGTCACAGCTTATTGAAATTATTTAAACAAATGGGAGTAACAAACATGAGTAATTTAAAAGAACACGTTAAACACACAGTTTACACCATAGAGAATGGTTTAAGCTATGAGGACGCAGGATTGGAAGAAGAGGCACGCGAACTGGGATTAGATATCATCGACCCTATTACTGGCTTTGATTATTTAGCTGATGCGCTTGATATTCAATACATAATAAACGGTAATAAAGAATACCTTGGCGCACGCGTATTGGTTGCCTTTGGCGGCCCTGATATCTGGATTGATACTCTAAATAGGCGCGTAGAAGGCGCATGGTGGGGCGATGGGGCCACCGTATACTACAATCATGATCTTATGGATATAGACGACGCATTGCGTGAACTATGGGAGTGTAAGTAGTTTCATCGGTAGCATTCATAGAGTGCTACTCATTGAAATTATTTAATAACTGGGAGTAACAACAATGAAATACAGAGTATATTTTTATAGTTTTGACTATTCAAAATTCGCAGACAATTTAATTGACGCAGAAAAAATAGGCAGAGATTCAGGTTTTTCATATAAAATTTATGAGGTGACAGCATGAACAACGCATTGAAGATCAAAAAAGCGAAAGAGGCAAAAGCAGAGGCGCGCAGAGAGTTTATCACCGAGTTTATGTGCTGGACTATCCTGCTACCGCTGGCAGGCATGACAGTAGCCCTATTCATGGCAATCGCCACTATCATATTACTTTAAGGAGAATGAAAATGATTTTTTTACAAAAATTGTATCTGAGTTTTTGCTATGAATGCGAAAAGAACGCGCTCGACCCACAAGACCTGCAAGACCTAAAAAAAATAGATAATCGCATTGCTGAAATAGCCAACGAAAATATGCTTTCTCCAGAAGAAGTAAAATGGCTACTTGATAAAGGGCGAGTGATACATAGTAAGGCGTTAATAGGTGGGTTACATCGTGGCGCATGGTGGCTAATGCCAAAAAAAGGGAGCAATAACAATGGTTGAAGCTAAACCCAATCTAAACAACAAAAAAGACATGAAACAATTCAATACAGTAAGAGAGGCCGTTGACTACTTAAACGAGATAACCGGCTTTCCCATGGACGCAGAGAGCTGGCGGTTGATAGGCAAACTGCGACTAATACCATAAAGTTAAGGGGCTATCACAGCCCCTTTTTTTAACCCTGCTCCGTTTTAATTAATCTCTTTAAATACCATTCAGCTTTTTGCAGAGACTCAACACCGCCTTTCTCTTTATATCTCCATAGGTACTTCATACAACAAGCCTTACAATGTGCCGCAAATTCTGCCCGAGTCATGCTGGCCTCAATCGCGTCGATGCACTCAACGTTTCCTTCGCCTTGGTAGTGCGATGGATTGTTAACAGTGCAATTCCCTGCCATTTCATTTCTTATCAATGTCATTTTTTTAAATCTCCGTTAATTTATTAAGCCCCATGTTGGTTACATTAAGTGACCTTAAGCTTGTTAGTGTAACTATGTTGGTGCTTTATCAGTGACATACGGTGTGGCTACAAGTTCCCCTGTGGCCGCATCCTTCTCGCCTATATACTTGATCTCTGCATCATACGAATAACAGTCCATATAGTCGTCCTCACTAGGCATCATATTCATCGCTAAACGCAAGGCTTCCTCTTTGCTTTCTGCGTGTTCAACATAAACCTGCTCTTTACGGTACTTTGTGACTTCAACGAAATAAGTTTTTCCAAGCCTTTCATCCATCTTTACTCCCTCCTAATTGATTCCTGTATTTATTGTTCCAGCCGCATTCTATTATAAAATTCTTCTTCTTCTCTGAAATGATTTTCGGCCATACAACAATCACCATTGACAAGTTCAGCACCTTTCCAATTTTCTTCTATCTGGGACTTTAACCCTACTGCTGACATAGCCATGACTGCACCATCAGCATGGGTAGGAGAGCCGCACAAGCCACACCTATATTTATTTTTCACCTTTACTACCTCCTAGTTAATTTATTAAGCCCCATGTTGGTTACATTTGCCTCTGTGCATTCTTCCTCCAAAAAGACACAAAAAACCTATCTGCAATCAAATAATAATCAATAGAGCCGGTAAACTGTTTAGCTGTGGGGTCAACAATTCTACCTGTCCTGTCTATCGTCCAACAATGTTGCACCCCATTTGCTAGTCCAACTTGGACCTGAAGCTCAGGAAACTTATTAACCATGTTAATAACGGCTTCGTAAGATTTGTTTTTACATAGCTCAAGCGTGGGATAATTTTCGCTTATCCAAGCATCGTACTGCACCATTACTACCTCCTAGTTAATTTATTAAACCCCATTTTGGTTACATTAAGGGCCTTTTCAGTTACTAATGCAACTATTTTGGGACTTTATAGTTACATGCTAATTCACATTGCTGTTTAGGCATGACTAAACAATATTATTTTTTTGTATAGTGATAGCCAATCAATATTAAATCTTAATATGGTGTTACAGTTGAGCGCTCAACCTCGCCATGATCGACGTGATATGTAATTGAATGTGCCGCCCTTTTCGATACAAATCCACCCCTAGCCGCATAAGCGTCTCTAGCCGCCAGTGTAGGGTGTCGCTCCACGATAGCTCCCGAACCCTCTGCAATATGCGCCTCAGAGTGATGATAATGCCCTGTGTGAATGTAGCAATACTCTGTATCACCCCACATTGACCTATAACGTGGCTCACTGGCAAATAACTGCGGTAGCTGTGCGTTTTTCTTCTTGTGACCATGATGAAACCCTAACATAATATTTCCATGTTGGTGCGCGTAATAAGGGAACTCAGTATCATCAACTTCTAGCCTGTCATTGTCACGATAAATCTGCTTGGCCGCCTTTCTTAGCCATGCGCTACCGTATTCGTCATGGTTGCCTTCACAAACAATGATCTTTACCTGTGCGAACTTGGTCAACATCAGCTCAACACAACCCATCATAATAGTCATAGATAGCTCGATCATCTTAGAACTGCGGCTATCTGCGTCTAAAATGTGACCACTAGCGGGGGTAACTGCCTTTAACGAATCAAAGTGCAAGAAGTCCCCTTGCAGATTTAATATTCCTAGCTCAGAGGCAGGCGAGTTAGCGACCAACTGATTAACAGCCTTAAATGCCGTACTCTCTGCTATTTTAACGTCCCAATCCCCGCCTGTTTCAGCCTCCCACGCATACATTCCCAAATGGTAGTCAGTTAGTGTGATTAGCGTACACAAGTCCTCATTTGCCACGCTAGGCGGTTCAATTACAGGCGCAGGTAGCCACTCGTAACTCTCTATAGCGTTTAGCATGGTCTCAATAGCCAGTTTTTTGTCTGGCGACTGTTTAACCCACTGTAAACCCACACTACCATCGGCCTTATAAGCCGTACTAACACCAGTTATCCCCATCCCACTAGCCGTTTTATGTATCAAGTCAGACTCAGGCTCAAAACCCCCTTTTGCAGACTTATTTCTCG